AGAAAATATAGTAAGTGTTGATCAACAACCATCAGCTGGAAATCCGGATTCTGATCCTCCAACTAGAGGAACTACAGTTGATAGCTTTACTAATGATTATTTTTCTAATATTCAATCTAAAATTGCAAATGATTCAAATTTAGCTTCATTAGCAGCATTATCAGAAGCTAATGTTGAATTACCAACTGATATTTTAATGACTCCAGAAAAACTTCCAGAAGTTGTAAAAGCAAATATAAATCCACAACCTACTGCAGCACAATTTGGAAATTTTAGAAGATATAATAAAAACGGTATTTTTTATAAATCAAATTTATCAGCTGTCATGAAACGAGATAATAAAGGATCTGTTATATTAAATATAGGAAATAAATAATGGCTGCAAATCCAAATACTCAACAACCAGAACAAGTAGCTCAAAACGAACAAGCAGAAAAAGATATACAAGTATATCAAAATGCTGGAATTCCTGCTAATAATGAAGATTCTATAATTTTTGAACAATTACGAAGAAATTACACAAACAGATCAGTTGTTAAAAATATTGATACTGCTTTTAAATATTTTTCATTTCCTCCAAGCACTACATTAAATATGTCTGATTTTGCTTTACCGGATTTCAATATAAACATTAATGATTTTGGAACAGACCCAGTGTCTGGGTTTTATAAAATACTTCCCGAAGCAGAAGGAGATTATGGAGCAAATGAATATAAAAGAATAAATTTATCATATCAGTCGTCTTGGAATGTAGATGATGGAAACCCAACCGGTCAGTCTGGCCATAGATCATTACCATTTAGTCAACCATTATCTGGACCAGCACTCGCAGATGCTCCAATGTTTGTATTTACGCCAGATATTATAAAATTATTAATAGAATCTAATAGAACAGTAAAATTTACTGTTAGAATTACAGTAAATCAACAAAAAGCTGATGTTGCAACGTTAAATGATGTAAATGGAGATCCAGCTAGAAGAAATGTTGGATATGATTTGAGATTAAAACGTCATATGCCAACAGCTTGGAGAGATAATGGAAAAATTGGAGCAGATGGAAATTATATATATAGAAATTCAACTGGAGTTAGAGCATATATAACGTCTGAAACTCATAGAGCAAATACAGGACATACTGGAGATAATTCAGATATGTGGCCAAATCTGGAAATACAATATATCGTAGATCCTAGGGCTATAGCAGAATATGATGGATGGATGGTACAATGTGTAGCAGGAGGAGCGAGTTGGTATTTAAGATCAGCTTGTTGGTGGAAAATTGAATTAATTGATGATCCAGGTTCTGGTATTAGTAGTGATACAGTAAGATCAAGAAAATATGGAAAACAAACAAATGTTCCAAGTACGCGCGATCAATTATTAGATGTATAAAATATGTTAAATCAATATACAAATAAAGACAAAATTTTAGAAGCAATAAATGCTATTAATGCCGAACGATATAGTTCGTTGGATAGATCGTTGTTTACAAAAACACCTTTTCAATATTCTACAGTAGATTTAGGACAAATTAATTCTGCAAATGAATTTCATGTTTATTCTGGAGAATCATGGATTACAGGAAAACATAAAGTAGATTTAATAGAATTTAATAATCCTATATTTGATGAAGATGGAAATCCAATACAATTATCAGATCCTGTTAAGTTTAATATATCTCAACAATTTTCTAATTTAAATTTAACTTCAGGAAATTATAAAATTGTTTTAAACTTCTTTGAGGATATGATTGGAAGTTATAATCAACAATTACTAGCTATTGATGAAATTTCTCCTGATCGTACTGAAATTAGATTGCGTGCAATTGACGAAACAAATCCAAAATTTTTATTGTCAATTAATCAATTTATTAATAATGTAAATCAAACATCATTAACGCATGATGCAAATGAGCAATATTTATTAAACTTTTCTAGAAATAAAACAGCAATGTTTGTTAATAGTGTTGTTGTAGGAAAATATTTATTTGTTAAATTATATGAACCAATTGATAAAACAGTAGAGAAAAATTTTAAGTGTTGGGTTGTTAGAGAAAATAAATTACCATATGTTGATAATGTTTTTGTTAAAGAAGTATTAGATGCACTCACATTTAATGTATTATCTGGAACTAATTGGTATGCTTCTGCAGAACAAAATACTTCTAATTCTACATCTTTAAAATCTTGGAATGACTTATTAGGGTCATCAATGCAAACATCCCAACAAATTGTTGATTCATATTTTTCTGGCAGTTTAGGTGGAGTTAAACTAAATATAGATTTTTCTGATTTCAATAACTTTATATTTTACAGTTCGGCAACAGAACGATTAGAAAATTTCAAATATAAAATTGAATTATTAGAATATTATACAGCACAATCTGCGTCTGCAGCTTTATTATCTGGGTCTGCAGCTATTACAAATGCAGCTGATTATGATAATTTATATACAAATTTAATTGGTGGAATGGATCAATTTGAACAATATTTATATTATGATTCATCTTCAACTATATTCACACATGACATTCCATTAGCTTCGCCTATAGTAGAATTTGTTACAGGTAGTTATATAGAACCATCACCAAAATCTAATAATACATATCCATATGAATTATATTCTGTAACAAGTAGTAATTTTGAATCTTGGTATACTGGTGTATATTCTAGTTCTTCTATATATGATACTAGAAATAATAATCGATTAATAAGAAGTATTCCGGAATTCATGTTATTAGATGAAAATAATGAACAATTATCTACATTTGTTAACATGTTAGGTCAGCATTATGATATATTATATACATATATTAATGCTATGACATTAATTAATTCTAGAGATGAACATCCTAAGAAAAGTATGCCAAATGAATTATTATATTCAGTAGCAAAACAATTTGGATGGAATTTAACTAATGGAAATCAATCAAAAGAATTATGGGAATATACATTAGGCACTGATGTTAATGGAATTCCTTTAACTGGATCTAATAGTGTAGGAGATCCTTCAGTACCTAGTAGAGAAGTTACATATAATATATGGAGACGAATTGTTAATAATATTCCTGGATTATTAAAAGCTAAAGGTACAAAAAGAAGTGTGCAAGCATTATTAGCTTGTTATGGAGTACCACAATCATTAATAACTATTCAAGAATATGGCGGACCTAGAATAAATAGACCTCCAACATATGAAAAATTAAATTTTGATTATGCATTAGATTTAATTAAAAATACAACCGGAATTGTTAGAACTGATTATAATCAAAATATTGGAGCAGTTGAATTAAGATTTAGAACAGATAATGTTTTAAAGAATCCAATATTACCTGGAACTATGAATTTATTTTCTGCAGGTGGCCATAATGTAACTTTAGAATTTTCTAGAGGTACTATGGGTAGAATCCAAGTTAATGGAACATCATCTGCTGAAATTGAAATGTTTGAAGGAGATTATTTAACAGCATTATTACGAACAGGATCTAATAATACAGTAGAAGTATTAGCAAATAAATCTAAATATGGAAAAATTATTAATACTGTGTCTGCATCTGCAACAGGTAGTTTTTCTAATCCAGGTACTGTATTAATAGGAGGAACGAGTGGAGGTAGTAGATTACAAGGACATGTACAAGAATTACGTATATGGACAGGAAGTTTAAATAATGCTCCATTTAATAATCATACAAAGGCACCATCTGCATATGATGGAAATGTAGATGCATATCAAGAATTAGTTTTTAGAACTCCATTAACACAAAATATTAATCATGCATTAACTTCTAGTTTAACTGGAGTACAACCTGATGTTAAATTAACAATATCAGCATCATTTACAGGCTCTGGATATCCTGCTTGGACTAATAGTACTCCTTATGATTCTATAGAAGAAACATATTATTTTGATGGAATATCATTAGGGGGCGGTACATTTGATGATAATAAAGTAAGAATTGAATCAACTGAGTTAATTAACACATTAAATGTAGAAAATAGAGCTACTAGAAATGGATTTGATACTGCTCCTTTAGATTCTAATAAGTTGGGAATATATTATTCTCCTCAAACAATGATCAATGATGATATTATTGCTCAATTAGGATTTACAATATTGGACGATTTAATTGGAGATCCACGTGCAAAAGAAAATAGATATACAT